GTACCATTCAGGCTCGATGAGGCTCCTAAGATCGATGCTCCTGTTTGGGCACCTGTGGACCAACTTGGTCCGGTGCTTTCTCAACAAGTGCCGGTCGTCACTGGCAATGACTTTCAGAGTATGTTGGCCGCCTTTAACAAGCGGTGCAACTTCCATAGTGACGAAAGGGTTAGCCCCAGTATTGTGAAGGAAGCCAAGTTGCTGGCTTCCCGTGTTTTCCCGGCGTGCCAGCCTTACGACTGGACTCAAGACATATACGATCGGTGGGTTTCCAAGTTTTCCCCCGAAAAACAAGATCGTATGTCGAAGGCTCTTTTGGCACTCCACGACGTAGACTTCCGAACCTTAAATACCAAGTCCCTTATGGTAAAAGGTGAAGTGCTCCTTAAACGGAATGACTCGTCATGGGCTCCGCGAATTATTTATGTCGGTTCTGACGAATACAACGTCCTGACTGGACCGCTTATGGATGAGTTCAATAAGCGCCTCAATTTCGCGTTAGACACGTTCTCGGATGAGAGTGTTGAGAAAGTCATTTTCGCCTACACAAAGACCGATGTAGAAATAGCCAATTCACTATTCGGTTGTGAACGCTACTTTGAAGGCGACTTTTCCGCAAATGACAGGAGCCAACTCTCTGACGTACACGAGATTTTTGCACACTGGTTGAAGTGTTGTGGAGCCCCGTTGTGGTTCCGTAGGTTTTATGTGGCGAATAGCAAAGAGTTCCGTGTTGTTTCGTACGATTATGGTATCAGTGCCACAATACAAAATCAGTTGGCCACCGGTGGCACTGATACTACGGGTCGCAACACGGTTTGGAACCTTTGTCTTTGGTATTCGTTCTTGCGGAAAAAGCACATAAAACATACGAAGGTAGCAGTTCTTGGAGATGATATTGCAGGCGGAACGGACGCCAAAGGACTAAGCTGTTCCGAATGGACAAATCACTGCAAGGAAGCTGGGATGGTGCTTAAGGCCCACGAGCGATCCTTTTGGTGCGATCTGACTTTCCTGTCCAGGTTCTTTGTGCCCAAGGGACCAGACGCCTGTATGGTGCCGCTGATCGGTAAGGCCTTGTGTCGGTTTAACGCAAGGGCTAACCGCAATCAAGATGTCAGCGACGCTTGTTACATGGCTGGCAAGTCTCTGTCTTATGCTTATGAGTTCCGTCATGTCTCCTACCTTCGTGATGCCTTTCTTGCCCGGGCTCGGTCTACAGGGGTCTCGTTTGGTTCTGTCAATCTGCACGAACTAACCTGGTTTGCACGCCAGGGCGTCAGGAGCGTTTCTGACGTAGTAACTGCAATAACCAGCGAGCCTCTCGTCCTGTCTGACGACGAGTTTCTGGAAGTCATCATGGCAAAGTACGACATTGGTCTCTACGATATGGATTATCTTCGTGATCGGTTGATACTCGATGACGTTGCGTGCGTCATCGACGATGAACGATACTATCAATTTGCACATGAAGTTGGTTAATACTCTTGGTATCCTCTCCCCGGTATGGCTTGGTCCCCCTTAAGGACCCGGCGATGAGAGACGCTGGCGCTCACTACCGTGGAAAAATCCCCACGTTAAAAATTGG